CAAAGCATATATCTACACTCTTCATATTATCAATAGCATTTGCATAATGTGGTATTCCAAATGGATTGTTACTAAATAGGTTGTTAGTTAGTAGTGGTTTGAATATACTGAACCATTTAACATTGCTTCTTGTATCAAAAACTTGTAATGTATTGTCTTGTTCAGTTGTTACTTCTACTAAATTGCTATTGTCATCTTTAAACAAATGATTATAAATTACATAATTACCTTGTTCATTTAATTTATGTACTGAGCATACAACATACTTTTGCCCATTAAAATATTCTACTGAACCAAATGCACATTCTGTTATTCCTTTGTTGTTCCAACTAATTGGGTATATTTGTTCAACATCAACACTATCAATTCTTGTCTTTGCTTCTGATACATCTAATGTCATGCCATCTTGATTCTCTATTATATCATACACACTCGTTACAACTGCACAGGTACCTAATGCTCCTGACTTCTCTATTGATTGATTAATTAAAGTATATAAATCAAGTTCATTTATTAAGTTATCAAATTCTTTTTGACTTTTCTCATTTTTAAGTGATATTTTACATTTTTCACTCCATAGAATATCGCTCCAATCTTCGCTTATTTCTTTCGCCATATTCATTGTATATCTTTGCTGTCTCACTTTCTTATTTCCATTATAAATGTAATAGTTATGAAAGTTTCTTACATTCCCAATATACCAAGAATACCATTGGCTAATATATGTTTGAATATTGTCCTTTACTTCAGGATTATATCCATAAGTTTTTTGTAAAAAATCTTCTAATTTCATATTATCTCCTCCTTTTTATTATATTATATTTGTAAATAATTTATCATAAAATGGGTAAATTGAATACTCACTTGCATCCAAACTATCTATATCAGTAGTTCCATCATCTAATCTTTCATCTTCGTGTTTATCATCCCATAAGGCTTGCTTATATGCTTCTATAAGGTCTTTACACTCTTCTAATACAAACTTACGCCCTGCACCAAATAAATGACAATCTAGTTGTATTCTATCTACTATACGCCCTTTTAAACAATCTTGAACTCTTAATGGAACATTATGTTGTTGTAAGTATCTATTAAGTCCAAATGTAAGTACTTGTCCTAATGCTCCATAATCTGCATAGCAATGAGTAACTTTTCCATACTCATTTATTATATCATAATAAAATTTACTAAATTCTTCATATAACTTTTCAGGTGTATATACACCCTCTATTTTTCTTTCTTTTAAAGCCCATACTTGTTTAAATAATGGCGTTATTCCGTTACATATAAATCTAGTTGTACTTGTAGCAGCACCATAGTCTATTCCTATGCTTATCATTAAGAAATTAATCTTATCTCCATTTTCATTTACTGCTTTCTTTTTTATAAACAAATTAGGATTATCAGCAAATTGTCTGTATATAATTCCCTCTGCGTTGCACCATTGTCCAAGTATAAGCCTATTATAATAGACAGTACCCTCATATTCTTTACATAAGTTCTCTACAAACTCTTTTGGTAAAAATGGGTTGTCAAATATTGTGTAATGTTGTACATATACATCAAGTCCCTTTTCTTCTACTAAATCTAGGAAATCTCTCTTTAGCCAGTGGCTTTGATTTTCAGGGTTTAATGCTCCATCAAAGCACGAATAAGGCTTATCTAAAGAAGCTTGTACCATTATGAATACTTCTTGCGACCATTTAGCAACTTCATCACCATAACAATACTTAATTGATGTACCTTGTATCTTGCTAACTTGATTTACTTTTTCAGCACCTAAACAATAGACTTCTTCTCCAAATAATGTTGCTATATTTTGTGAATTAATAGTTGTTACTAAATCATTTCCATAAATTTGTCTTAATGGTTGTAATACGTTTCTTTCTATTGTTCCTTTAGATACTCCTAATATTACATTTAATCCATCTAATCCTTTTCTTTCAAGAATTCTTTTAGGTATAGTGTATAAGTTGTCTAAATAAGTCTTACCACAACGACGAGCCCCTACTTTTAGGTTATATCTATGATGTGCTTCTCTAATAAATTCTTTCTGCTTATCACTTATTATCATTTGCTTCACTCTCTATTTTTGATAGCAATTCTTCAACTTTAGGTAAGTTCTTGTTTTCATTTACTATAATATCTTTCTGGCCTAAATATTGCTTGCCTAAAAATATAGCCATTGCTGCATTCTTTTCAGCAAGTTTCCATTGCATTCTTCTGAGTGATATTTGCCCTTTTCCTCTTTTTCGTTTGAATACTTCCGAAAATGTAGTCCCATAAGTTTTCTTACACCAACTATTTAAAGTATCATCCTCAACATCAAAAGCGTCACATATTTCTAATAAAGTACATTGAATACCACATAAATTTTCAAACATCTTTTTATCAATTCTGTCTTGTGCTGGTGTATCTCCTTTTAACATCTTATCATCTCCTTTTTACTTCAATTTCTTACTTAAGTATAGAAAAGGCGTATCACATATTGCAATTATTATTTCTAATATTGTAGTAGTTGTTGCTATTGCTAATATTGTCTTAATATCATAAATCCCTATAAATGCTAATGCTGTAAAAAAATAATTTTCCAAGCAATTGCTAATTATAGTTGCTACATTATTTCTTATCCATAACTTGTTAGGTATCTTCTTCTTGATTTTCTCAAATAAAACTATATCTAGCATATTACTTAAATAGCACATAACTATACTTGAAGCACTTATTCTTAAGTTAAAAGCAAATATATTTTTCATACTACCATTTACCATATCTAATTCATTTGGTTTAAATAATAAACTAAATTGAGTTGCTAATGTAA